ATAGAATCGGCTGGTGTTGGTGTTCCTATTTGCGGTGTAGTAGGAGACATCATTTGCATTCCTGAAGGTGCTTCTCCTGCAGGGGATTGTAATTGCGCTCCAGCAGAACTAGCTATATACGCTTTATTTTGATAAACAAAAGGTGCGCCTTCGCCTTGAGTTTGTAACGCCGCCGCATTAGCTTGCTCTAAACTACCTGTTTGCGCTAAAGTTCCTAAGCCTCCTTCAGCAAAACCTGTTTGACCAAAAGTATTTGTTTGGTAATTTGTTGCGTCATCAAGGCCAATACCTGTAATTCTAGCTAAATCTGCAGGTGAGTACCTTGGACGAATACCAGCTTGCTGTAGCAACTCGTAACCACGTTGTCCTTTTTTCTCTTCTGAACTTAATTTATTAAAGTCATTGTAAGCCGCTCTTTCAGGATCACTCATTCTTTCAAACTCGTCTCTGTCTGGCATTGGATCTTCTTCTTCTTGCGATAAATAATAAAGACCGCCTGCACCCGCTGCACCTACTAAGAATCTGTTACGTTTAATCCAATCGTAAGCGTTGCTTAGTTTAGAAGTACCTGTTGCGGCATTTGTAGTAACCGCGTCACCTACGGCATTTGTTGTATTGCCTGCAACATCGGTGTACCCTGATTGTGGTGTAAAGGCACCTCGAACTGCATTTTCTCCTGGTGTCATTGCTGTAGCCGGATCATAAGTTCCTGATGCATACTGAGCATTACTTCCGCCTTTAACTCCATCAATAGGGCTTAATTTAACAGCCGCTTTATTAGCGTCTAGTCCGCCACCACCGCCGCTACCAGAGCCTATAGGCTGTGTTGGATTTTTAGCGCTGTAATCATACCCTGATTTTTGGCTTGCAGCCTGTTGTGTTGCTGTTCGCGCATCATTACCAAATGAAGTTTCTCCACCGCTAAATGTTTGATAGGATGGGAAAATAGCGTTTGCTGCTTTGTTTAAACCCTCATATCCTTTACCAAACAAACCTTCGCTACTATAAGTGCCTACACCTCCTGGACCTGATCCTGCAGTGCTACCAAATATTAATCCAGCGCCTCTCTGACCAAATATACCTTGTGCTAACGGATTATTTGCTCCGCTAGTAAATAAATTACTTGCGGCATTAAATGGTGCTAAAGCTCCATCTTTTAAACCTTGAAAGAATCCTGCTGAAGTCCCTGTATTCATAATACCTTTTACGCCACTGCCTAATGCAGAAGCTCCGTACGATAACGCGGCACTTTTTAAAGCATCGCCCCACGATCCTCCTGTAGCTTTAGAATATAAAGCGGAAGCAACGGGGCCACCAATACCGGGGGCTATCATGTTTCCTATTATTGGAACAACAATAGGGGCTATCTTTTTTACAACTCTACGGATAGCTTTAAATATTTTTTTAAAGAAAAACTCTGGTTGCCCTGTTAAAGGGTTAATAGAGTTTAAAGAATTTCCTACAACGTAACGATTAGGGTTTTTAATACCCATCAAACGCATTTGTTGAAATAATTGTTGTTTTAATTCGGGATTAGCTTCTAATATTTCGGCTGGAACTACGGTTTCTCCATGAGCAGCGTGAACCATATATTCATCGCCGTACCGTCCTAAAGTTCCTAGTCCATTAGCAAGAGCCTTAATAGAAGGATCTCCTTGGTACTTAGGTGTTTGAGTCTGCATTTATGATACCTCCAAAACACTTGCGAAAACATTTATAACGTTTCCGGTTGCACAATTTACTAGAAGCGTATCACTTTCCTCTAACACAAAAGGACCTGTGAGGGACGAATTTGCCGAAGCAGCTAATGTTTGTGAGTCAATAATAGCTGTCTTCGAAGCCGAAGCATCTGTTATTTTTCTTAAAACAACAACACTCCCACTATGACTATTATACACATTTATAACTTTTACAATAGCCTGAGTTGCTGTTGGGCATGTATATATTATGGTATCTGACGTGCCAGACGGTATTGTAACGATATTTTTAAACGCATTTGCCATTTTATTCCATAAACCAAACTACTGAACGGGAATCATCTTGTCCTTCTATAACTTCAGGCATCTCTTTAGATGTTAACGCCATTTCAATATCTCTTAATATTCTCTGCCACGCAATAGAGTCATAAGGTTCAGGTGCATCTGCAAAACTACTGTTTAATAAACGTGCCATTAAACTTTCTTCTTTCCATGTTTATAACGATCAGGCTTAATCTTTGTGCCACCTTTCATTACCGCTCCGTCCATAGGACATCCATTCATACCGCCTTTGTTAAATCTTCGTGTCGTACCGCCTCTAGATCTTCCTAGTGGTATTTTTGCATTAAACATTATAGAATTATTTCCACTAAGATCACTATCTGCGCCTATATTAAAATTATTGCTATTATAACGTGCGCTAACTCGAGGTTTTCCTTCAAAATTAGTTTTTGCACTAAGATTAAGATTGTCTCTGCTATACTTTACCCCTAAACTTTCAAAACCATCGAAATTAGTTTCTCCTGTAATATCAATAGGCCCTTTCATAACTTCAACAGTAATTTTTTGTCTGGAATCATCTCCGCCAAAATTAGTTTCTCCTGTAACTTTAACAGGTCCTGTGGTGTAATCTACTTCTACCTTTTCATCCCCTTCAAAATCAGTACGGTACTCGCCGCTCCAACCTTGTTTGTTAACAGGCTTTTCAATTTTATTTCTAAAAGCAGCAATCATTTTTTTTATTATGTCGTCTTCGCCTCTATTATAACTAACTTTTAAATTTTTGTCGTCAAAATTAGTGTCTACATCTACTTCTATATCGCCTCTTTTTGCTTTAATGATTGCGGATTGAAGATCTTTAAAATCTGTAAAACCGGTTGCCTCTAAGTTTCCTTTTGGCGTTTTATAAACAATTTGTCCTGTTTCATCTTTCATAAAATCGGTCTTTAAATTTAATCCTATATTTCCTAGACTTGTGTCAATATTTCCTTCTGCATACCCTGTGTCATCTTTTTTCCAATCAGTAGCTAGTCCAGCACTTAAATTTGATTTTTTAACAGGTAATAAATTTGATAAGTTATTTTTTGAAGGGTTTAGAGTTATTGTTGACTTATTTTTTCCTTTTTCCCTTTGTTCGTGGTTAATATATATTTTATTATCCGGGTCAATCTCTAATTCTCTTTCAAATAAAATCGACGCATCACTGTAGTTAGGGTTTTTTACGTTAATTGTATTTTTACCTGCTTCCGCCCTATAAGATTTTCCAAAATCGTCTGATAAATCGCTAATTCTAATATCTTCTCCTAAAAAATTAACTGTTGTACTTTTTTCTGCCGTCGGTTCAACGTTCGTAATTTTATTATTATTCTCAACTGGACTTTTTTCTTTTTTAAAAAAGAAAGGGTTTTGAAGATTTACTCCGCCGTTCTTATAATCTCTTTTCCATTTTTTATAAACTTTAGGCTCGTTAATCTTTAAATACGTTTCTTGTTTCTTTGATTTAAAAGGCATTAACGTCTCCCATCTGGTCGTATATCTAATCGTAAGTCACCTAATGTCCATGCTACATCGGTTGTCGTGCTTTGTATACGAATAACTGCTTGACGAGAACGAGCTCGTAAAAAGTTTTGATCGGTAGTTGGTGTTACAGCATTAGTAGAATTTGTACTTAAAGCACTTCCTGGAAAGTTACGCGTCTTTACAACATAATCTACAGTAGGACTGGTTCCTGTTAAATCAACGTCTGGAATAAGTCTATTAATAAACATAAACTCATTACCATCTCCTAAATCAAAATCAGCAGATTGAATATAAGAACCCATAGCTTCTCCATCGGCATCCGTTCCGGTTTCTTGTATATAAATATATTCATTACCATTTGCTGTGCCTGCGGCTCTTGGATTATCATGAATACTGTAATCTACCCAAGCCGTACGAACCATTGACCCTATGTCCCAAGTTCCTTCCGTATAATTATATTTAGCGTAACGATCTATTTCTGTTGACCCAGAAGACACATAAAACCAAAACACTTCGTCAAACATACGGTTAGATGCTGCAAAAAACTTAAAACTTTGACTAAGGTTAATATCGTCAAAAACATACCGTAATACTGTGCACGGAATAATCTCTATTCGCCCTGTGTATGCATAGAAGTTTTCTCTGTCCATCCAGAATACACGATCGCCTACAGTAGTCACCGCATTAGGGCCTACTATAGATACGTTACTCGCTAGTAATGTAAAACCAAATGTTAATGGTGGCCCTACAAATCGCATAGCGTGTAAGTTTGCATCAGTCCAAATTAATATTTCTTGCCTAGTTTTTTGCGCAGATATTATTTCAGAACCAGAAGATATTCGTTGGGCTCCTGCTGTATTAATGGCTGTAGGTGTCCAATCAAACGGTGCTTCTTGAGAAGACCAACGCACTTGTAATAAATCTTGTTGTGTTTCGCCTAGAGGATTACAAGCAAAAGCTATTAAATGTCTGTCCGCACCAGATACCATTATACGTCTGGTTATAGTAGGGCAATCAGAAGCACCTGTTTGCGAAGCTAATGAAACAGCTCTTGCTGTTAAACCTAGAGTTTTATTCCAATAATAAGGCGTACCATCGTATACACTAAAAGCTAAATCTTCTCCCCAATTATCTTGCGACCACAACCTAATGTTTTGTCCTGTAGAAGCCGTAGTTGTTGCAGGATCTCCCCATCCTATAAAATCATTAGCTTCTCTTACAACTTGTCCGCTTGTATGAGAAACAGCTGTTGTACTTCTAACTCCACGTACTACTCCAGCATCTAAATTATTTCCTGTTTTTCCTGTATAAAGAATTAATTCATCTTCTATATTAATTAATCCTACAAAAGTAACAGCATCTCCACTTGTGTGTCCTGCAATAGTAGAACCATCGGAATTTCTAGTTAAGTCTCCTAAAGTATTTCCGCTTTTAGTTCCATAACGAATATACTCACTATTAATTTTAATAGTTCCTGCTGCAGGTAGTACAGATCCATTACTTACAGGAACAGAAGAACTAAACGTTGTTATATTAGCACTTAACGTTGTAGAGGCTTCTTCGAAATAAGTAGCATTTGTTAAAGGAATGTTTGTAACCGAGTCAGAAATACCTGAAGCTAAAGTAGTAGCAGAATAACTAGATGTTATTCCTCCCCAAAACCCAGCTCCAAAACCTGTTCCGGATACTACTGTGTTTAATCCAGTATTAATTTGATATTCCGCAGAAACAGAAGCGCCGCCACCGGCTGCACCACTACTTGCTGTACCTCCAGTATTCACTTTATATGAGTTAGCGTCTATAATCTGGGTAATTTGTTGTTCTTTATTTAAATCACCAGTTGTTAAACCATCAAAAGTAGTTGCTCCACTAAACGTTACAAAGTCATTAACCACTGCACCATGCGCTATATCTGTAACTGTAATTATACCGTTACCTGCCGTGCTATAAAAAGGATTTGTTCCTAATGCAACGGTTTTACGAATAGGTGTAATATCATTATAACCACCACCTTGTTCTATATAAAATTTAAATTCTGTGCCCAGACCCATAAATTGAGAATTATCTAATGCTGCCCACACATGTAAAGAACGGCCTGTTCCTTGAAAAGCTGTACTGCTTAATCGTGACCAACCGCCCATCTTTTCTGGGCGACCTTTACGAAATCTAATAAGATCAGAATCATACCATCCGTTTTCACTGCCGTAAGAAGTTGTTTCTCGGTTAACGCCTGGTTTAAATACTATTCGCGCTAAAGGCATAGTTAACTCCCTACATTAGTTTTTTTAGGACGACCTCTTTTACGTTTAGGAGTCATTACAGGACCACATTTACAACGTGCTCCAAATATTTTTTCAAATATTCTTACATACCACAGAGCCATAAGTTATCTCCTATAAGCTTTTACATTAGCATCTGTTGTCCAACGATTTACTCTAGCCACAACATCTACTGTGCCATCACCTTTATATGTGTCATTGTGCAATGCAATAAATGCTGCCATATCAGATGCTCCATCTATTGCTGTACAAATATTGCCATGATCCGTTCTAATTGCTGCCATATATGTTACTACGGCTGAAGGAATAGCTATTTCTGCTGTAACTTTACGTTGGATTAACCAATCAAAACCTTGCAGTAATCCATTAGCTTGTGTGGTTGCTTTGTTTTTAGCTTGTGTTTTTAAACCATAATTAATAATTTTTGTTGTACCATCTAATTCAAATAATTGATTGCCTTCTTCATCTTTAGCATCTTCGTCAGCTAGTTTCCTATCCGCAGATTTAGTTATTGTTTCAACTACTTTATCTCCTGAAACTGCATAAGTTGGATCATTAGAAATATAATAGTTATTATCTAATTGTGCTGCTGCTGTAACAGGATATATTTTTAATGCTAATTTATCAGAATCAGACATCGCATTTAACTCTGCTTTATCATAATGTCTATTGTTTATAGTAATTTTTGAAGGAAAAGTCCCGTAAATATTCGTTACATTATTTGAGTCGTTTACTAAAGCCCACATTGTTGTTCTCCTTTGTTAATTAATCACCTAGCCACACTATATTTAAAGGGATTTTTTGCGAAGGCTAAGAATATATATTTTTTACTACTTTGATTCGTTCTACCACCATTACTTTGACACTTAAAACCATTACTCAGTATATCTATTTCATCTAAATCTGTTCTTTCTGCATCACTTAAATCCAATTGTAAAAGATGCTCGCTTACATTATAAGTATCTCTTACATCATCATAAACGGACCATTCTGCACCTCCGTCTAACATTTTAGTAATTACCATAGCAGGTCTGAATCCAGTATAGACAAATGTACCATCACCTGTAGTTCCATTTCCATCATATTCTCCTATTTTAATATAGCCTTCACAATTTGAGAAAAAATATCCCACATAAGTGCTACCACTACCATTCATTTCACCTGCAGCTTCTAATGCCATTAAAGAAGAACCTGCATTAGCTGAAAAACTTCTTCCTCCACCATAAAGTCCTCCTTGTGCCGCACCAAGACTATCTAAATATGCATAACGGTCGTTCATATATGATGTGCCTGCTGTAAACATCCAATTATTAGCACCATTTCTTTTTTTAGCTATAAATGCTATAGGAGCTTGGTCTAAATGATGAGCTATAGTTTGAGCTTGTGTTCCA